ATCAACAACAGTCCCATCATCCTTGATAACACTCACGCCACCCGCAGTCGCCACTGCAATAGTAGGCACAGGAAGCCCAGTAGCTGCATCAATAGGGGCGTTGGGAAGGACGGTCATGGCTACATCGTTGACGTTAGAGTTAATTATAAGGTCAGGAGATTGTGCAATAGAAATGGGTGCTACCCCAGACCTTTCGGCAATAGTAAGATGGAAAACACCTGTGTTAGTCGTGTGAGAATGAGACCATCGTGTTCCACGGTCTTTTAAAAAATCAATCTGATAAAGACCAGAACTGTCTATGGCCCCAATCAAAAGTTGGGCTTCACCCGCAACTGCCGAATTAACATCATTAGCCGATCCACGCAAAATGCTATCCCAAAAAGTGTTAAACACCATCCACATCGGCAGAGCAGGATCATCACCATCGTAGATCGTGACCGTGTAGCTCTCAGCCACAATAACAGCAACAGCAGGGAACTCCTTACGAGAACCACGAGTGCTAGTGTTAAGCGTCTCGTTATACCAGCTTGTGCCTTGACAACGGTGTCTCCACCGTCCACCGTCACTGTCCTTGCTGGTGTCATACACGAATACGTCTACGGCTGTGACAGCCTTACTCTCTGCGATGGCCTCCAGATCAAAGCCAGTGAGTGCAGCAGCAGTGTTCGTTGCCGATGTTGCAGCAGCCTCAGCCGCCAGCTTGTGAAGGCTGGCAGTGTCACGGGCGTCTTGGGATTGATCCCGTGCAGCAGCAGAGTCAGTTGCAGACGTAGCAGATGCAGATGCAGAGGAGGCAGCAGCCGTGGCAGAAGCAGACGCCTCAGAAGCCTTTGTAGTGGCTGTGGCAGCGCTTGCGGCAGCGTTGGTTTCAGATGTTGCGGCATTTGCCTCTGACGTGGCCGCAGCGGTAGCTGATGAAGCAGCGGCAGTCTCAGAAGCAGATGCAGCAGTGGCAGATGCAGCCGAAGCTGTTGCACTTGATGCTGAAGCAGTGGCGCTGTTAGCTGCATTGGCTTCAGACGTAGCAGCATTCGTTTCAGATGTGGCAGCAGCAGTCTCACTGGCGGCAGCAGCAGTGGCAGCAGCCTGAGCAGCTACACGGTCAGCATCAACGCCAGCCTCACTGGCAGCAGCAGCCGTTTCTGAAGCAAGAGCAGCAGCGGCAGAAGCAGCAGCATTTGTTTCCGCAGTCTCAGCATTGGTCTCGGCTGTCTCTGCGTTTGTCTCCGCCAATTCAGCAGCGGTTTGTGCTGTTTGAGCAGCAGTTGCTGAAACAGAAGCAGCACTAGCAGAGGATGCCGAAGCAGTAGCAGAGTTAGCTGCAGCAGTCTCAGATGCTTCAGCATTAACTTCAGCAGTCTCAGCATTATTCTCAGCCAACTCAGCAGCAGACTGTGCTACCAAAGCCGCAGCCTTAGCAGCCTCTACATCAGCAAGATAGTCAGTACCGTTGATAAGTAAACCAGAAGCACCAATAATGTTATTACCATTAAGGTCTAGGTCTGCCTCCATAGCATTAGGAGTACTACCATCCAAAGACAGAGTGTTATCGAAAGCATCTCGTAGAGTTTCGAAGTTTTGATTCAACACCTCAGTAGAGTTAAACCCTGACTGTAGTGTGGTTACTGTAGGTTTTTTAGCCATGTCAGTTTATCAATCCAATTCGTGTTGCATCATCTTTAGTGTCTGCCTCATTACGGGCAGCTTCCTTCAAAGCACCGTCAAGCTCATCCTTAGATGGACGACCTCTTCTCTTCTCGTTACCCTCTAAGTATCCAGCATCTGCCAAGTACTTTTGAGCATTGTAACTAGCCTTGCCCTCATTAAGATCATTGATCATGTTCTTAACAGTACGAGCCTTCAACTTTAACACCAACTCTTTCTGCATCTGATGGTGGTGTTTCTTAAACCATGAAAGGCTACACAAGTTCTCCCAAACGGAGTAATCACCAAACACAGCCATAGCAAATTCATACTCAGTAGGGTCTTCCATACTAAGATAAATCTTATGGAGGGATTTGTAAGTTGTATCTCCTACCTTGTGGTCTCTCTTCTTCAAAGAGTATAAAGTAAGATCGTTACGTGTATCAGGTAAGGTAGTTTCATAGAACCATGTCTTACTAGGTTTCTTAGCCATGTAACCTATCTAGTCCTTAAGGTAAGGGAATACAAAGTATATGGTCCTACCTTCCTGTACACCTTACAGGTATATATAGCAGGGGGGACATCTTAATACTATTATACACATAGGTTTTAGAGTTGTCAACCCTTAATTTACTTAAAATGTAAAATAGTTAGACAGAGTGACTAATTCACCTATACCTAAGGGGTCTAGAATTTCTTGTAGTAAATATTTTGGTGTGTTGTACATACAAGAGGATACCCCCGTACCCCCCCTTGCCCCCTTAGAAGTGTTGCACACATGTCACACTGTGGTTAACCTGCATCTGTTACCTAGATGATACACCTGTTACCCATATGTTACAGTTATGTAATGTTATGTTATAGTGATATGGATGCGGTGTTACACCCAGACTACCCCCAGACAACACAACCCACTGATAAGGTTCACTAACTAGGTAACCTAGCCAATCAATTCTTTCTTGCATATATATAGTCAGACCCACCCCTTTAAAATAATCTGTAACAATGTGCATTTTGTTGTTGACCTTTGTTTGATTGTCTGATCTGTATGGTGCATCAAATAAGCAAACACAGGATAACGACTATGGCATATAACAAACTCAGCACTTACAAGACGGCATGGACACAAGACGAAAAGGGAGGCTGTGTCATATACACAAAGACCAAGATTGTGGAATGGGAAGGCAACAAGGTCACCCTTAACTCTGATGGGTGGGAAAGTGTAACCACCAAACGGAAGATGAACCAAGCAAGCCATCAATTCGGTCTAGGTTTTGGTGTATACCAGAGGGACTTCACTTGGTATGTTGATACGCCTCAAGGTGATATTGTTAAGTACTACGACGGCATGACAGTAGAAATGAAAGGATAAGACTATGGATAGAGAGACAAGAATTGATGTGGATGCGGATGTGATCATCCGACACATAGAGACAGCCAAAGAGGAATCTTTGACAGTCAGGGGGATAGAATGTGTGTGGCATTGGGACGATTCATCACGGGATGTCGCAGAATATGGGGCTGTAGCGGATTACCTTACATACACATTCGGAAACAATATTGATTGGTTCTGCATCAAAAGCTGGACAGGGTTACCAAAGAGAGAAGAGGGATAAGACGATGAGCATGGAAAAATATTACGCACAGCTAGTAGGCTGTAAGATTGTAGACTTTAAGTTTGAGAAGGACGAAGATGCCTATGCGGGTGAGTTACCCTTTCCAGTGTTCACCTTGGAGTTGGGCGATGGTGTAGGATCACAGCGTGTCAAGATGTCCTTGTCTATGGATGAGGAGGGCAACGGGGGCGGCTTTGCTTTTATTGAGGAGACAACACAATGAGCAACACAAACACACAGCACAGCAAGATCATGAACCACCTACGCACAACAGGTAGCATCACAGTACGTGAGGCCATGATTGAATACAGCATTAGTAGCCTAACCAAACGGGTGCATGAATTGCGAGGCATGGACTACGATATTGAATCAGTCCGAAAGACGCACCCTGTCACGGGTCAACGTTATACACGTTACTTTTTACTAGAGGGTTGAGACGATGGAAACTAAAGAACAAATACAGGCCTACATTGACATGCTACAGGCTGATTGCGACAGTCTAGATGCAAAGTATGGTACAGGCGTAAGGCCGTCGTGGGTGTCTACTGACCTAGCCATAAACTACCAAGGGATTGAAAGGGCAAAGCAACGGTTGCTGCTCCTAGGGATAGAAAGCCCATGTGATGACTGGTCAGGCGGGTATGGGAAGGGTAAACTATGAAGGCTTATCTGTTCAGAGTAGGTATAGCCCTGTCGATCCTTATCAACGTGATCTTAGGGGGTAAGAGTAACCAGACATTTAGTGCGAGGAATTACCAACGTAAGAAGGACGGCAAGAGAAACATTGTCAAGGGTATTGATAAGATGTTAGGTGAAGAACACTGTCTAATGTGTTGGACTAATTGGAGAATAAGAAAATGAGGAGACTACTGATGACTGAACTTGAAGAACTAAAGGCTGCTCGTAAGGCTGCTCGTAAGGCTGCTGTTGATGCTGCTAATGTTGCTGTTGATGTTGCTAATGCTGCTGTTGATGCTGCTCGTAATGCTTATGTTGCTGCTGATGATGCTGCTGTTGATGTTGCTCGTAATGCTTATGTTGATGCTACTCGTAATGCTGATGCTACTCGTAATGCTTATGTTGCTGTTGATGCTGCTAATGCTGCTGTTGATGCTGCTCGTAAGGCTGCTCTTAAGGCTGCTGTTGATGCTGCTAATGCTGCTGTTGATGTTGCTCGTAATGCTTATGTTACTGCTGATGATGCTGTTGATGCTGCTAATGCTGCTGTTGATGCTGTTCGTAAGGCTGCTCGTAAGGCTGCTGTTTATGATGCTTATGCTGCTGAACTAAAGAAAACAGAGGAATAAACTAATGACTAATATAACAGCAACCTACATTGACCACATGGGGTCAGACCTATCAGTAGTTAACGCAGCACGGGTGAGCTTTGGCAAGAAGTCAGAAATGGTTTGTAGTGACCACCAGATTGGCACGTATGAATTGAAGGAAGGCGACAAACGTCTTATCAAGTACCTAGCCAAGCACAAGCACCTGTCACCTTTTGGTCATGCCTTTACATCCTTCCACGTCAAGGCCCCTATCTTTGTAGCACGACAGCTAGTGAAGCATAAGTTCCTGCGATGGAATGAGATCAGCAGACGTTACGTCGATGATGAACCAGAGTTCTATGTGCCAGAGGTATGGCGGGGACGTAGTGAGGATAAGAAGCAGGGGTCAGATGATACAGTTTCGATTGATGTCGCTTGGTATGATCGTGATGACGGATACAATTCATGGCCTGAAGACTCTTGTTTCATAGCCCTAGAAGCATACCAGAAGATGCTTGAACTAGGAGTAGCCCCTGAACAGGCCCGTATGGTGTTACCACAAAGCACAATGACTGAATGGTACTGGTCAGGGTCACTTGATGCCTTTGCTGACATGTGTCGGCTCCGCTGTGCCTCTGATACACAGTACGAGACACGTATGGTAGCTGACCAGATCAACACAAAGATGTTTAAGCTATTCCCTGTGTCATGGGATGCCTTGATCGGGGTAGAGTAATGTTTACAATAGAGATGGACACAGACAATGGGGAGAGTGTAACAGTCACAACCCTTGATGGCACAGGCAGGTACGATGATGTAAGGGTAGTGATGTTTGATGATGTAGTATTTCTATCCCAACATGATGACCACGACATGCTACACAGCCTGATCGTGTCACCCCAACAGCTGTTTGACATTGTGACTTCTATGTCACTACCTTCAGGCGCATACCAAGTTAGTAAAGAAAGGGGCTATACAAGTTAGAAATCCGCTGTATAATAAGTATTAATACGTCCCCCCGCCACATACACACATAAGGAATAACAAATCATGTATGTAATCCCTACTCTCTTTAGTTCTCTTTACCTACTAGGGGCAATCAACTGGTACATGATGCAGAAAGCAGTGTTGTACCTTGTTGAAGTAGAACATAACGATACTCACGTACTGTTTAAGTCTGTCGTATGGCCTTGGTTTGTATTAGAGTTAGTTCTTTACAACCTGTTTGTATATGATGAGGAGGATGATGAGGAATGAGATGCTATATCTGTAACATCTCTACCCAAGATGGAGAAATATATTGGGAAGAGGATAGACAAGACTGGTCACCATGTCCTAAGTGTGTGGCTAAAGTAAAGGAGGCACAGGAAGTTGCACTATTCGATGGACTACGAACACAAGAAACACCAGCCGTGCAAAAGCTGCGGGAGCAGTGACGGTCTGTTTCCATACGAGGATGGTTCTTACTGCCACGTATGTAAAACGAAATCATTTAACGACGAGGAGGAAGATAACATGCAACAGCCACACCTAACTACAGTTAAACCTTTAGCACCTGTTACAGGCACAGCTGCGGCTATCCCTAGCAGAGGTCTAACGAAGGCAGTAGCTGAGAAGTACAAGGCCCTTACGTCAGGTAGCAAGGTAAGCCTGATCTACACAGTAGACGGTAAGCCAGCAGCGTTTAAGGAACGAGGTTTAGTAGAGAAGACATTTAAGTTTAATGGCAATGCACAGACTGAGTTGTTTGGACAGGCTGCATTCTCTAATGGAGGTAAGTCAGTCACCATTACAGAGGGTGAGTTCGATGCAATGGCTGCATACCAGATGATGTTTATGTCTGAGCCGTGTGTGTCTGTAATCAACGGTGCATCAGGTGCAGTCAAGGATTGCAAACGTAACTACGAATGGCTTGATAGCTTTGACAAGATTAACATCTGCTTTGATAGTGACAAGGCAGGACAGGAGGCAGCAGTAGCAGTTGCTGAGTTGTTTGATCCTCGCAAGGTACGTTTAGTCAAGATGACCCTGAACGATCCTAACGACTACATTAAACAGGGCCGTGAACGTGAGTTCATTGACAGCCACCGCAAGGCTGGACCATTCACACCTGACGGTATCCTAGCAGGTAACGAACTGTATGAGATGGTCAGCACACCACCTAACTATGATTCAGTAGCCTACCCCTTCTTTGGTCTCAACAAGATGACCAAGGGTATGCGTACTGGTGAGTTGGTAACCTTCGTGGCTGGTACAGGTGTCGGTAAGACACAGGTCATGCGTGAGTTGCTGTATCACCTGATCCAAGAAGACAAAGGAAGTGTAGGTACACTGTTCCTAGAAGAACCAGTACGTGACACAGGCCTTGGCATGATGTCGATCCACGCAGACAAGATGCTGCACCTACCAGATACACAGTACACTAAGGAAGAATTTGATGAAGCATACAACGCAACTCTTGGGAGTAATCGTGTCTATCTCTATGACAGTTTCGGCAGTAATTCTGTTGAACGCATTGTTAGCATGGTTCGTTATCTTGCTCGTTCATGCGACTGCAAGTACATAATCCTTGATCACATCAGTATTGTTGTAAGTGACCACGCCAAGGATGAACGCAAGGCCTTGGATGAGATTGTCACTAAGCTAAAGACTTTGACTATTGAGTTAGACATCTGTCTCATCATGGTGTCACACCTTAGCCGTGATAAGAATAAGAAATCACCAGAAGAGGGTGGTGTCATTGGACTGCATGACATCAGGGGTACTGCTGGTATCGCCCAGCTGTCCAACATGATCATTGCCTTGGAACGTAACACACAGGCAGAGGATGAACTGGAACGTAACACCACCAAGGTGCGGGTCATCAAGAACAGGTTCACAGGTGAGACAGGGGTAGCAGATAGTCTACTCTACTCACGTCACACTGGACGCCTAACAAGCTACGAAGGATAAGACATGGAGGTAGTGTTCGACATTGAGACTGATGGCTTGGACCCTACAGTCATCCATGTTCTTGTAGCCAAGGAGGTAGGTGTCAAAGGTAACTACATCATTCGTGGACCTAAGGCCTTTGCTAAGTTCGCATCCAAGGTAACCAAGTGGATTGCTCACAACGGCATTGGCTTTGACATTCCAGTTGTTAAGAAACTGTGGGACTACGACATCCCCTTGGCGAATACAGTGGATACTCTCGTACTGTCTCGTCTGTTTGAACCTACCCGTAAGGGTGGACACAGCCTCAAGGTATGGGGTGAACGTCTAGGTGACTACAAGGATGACTTCTCTGACTGGTCTGCATACTCTGAGGAGATGAAAGAGTACTGCAAGCAGGACGTACATGTAACAGAGTTACTTTATAACACTCTGCTCAAGGAAGGTGAGGCGTTCAGTCAGGCATCCATCAACCTAGAGCACATGGTACACGCCATTATGTGTGAGCAGGAAGTTAATGGATTTCAACTTGACATTGATCTTGCTCAAGAAATTTACACCGTGTGCTTGAAGGAGACACTACGGATTGAGTCAGACATCAAGGAGTTCATGGTTCCGATTGCTGTACCTGTCAAAGAGATGACTATCAAACGCAAGAAGGACGGTACTATCTTTGCCCACCAACTACTTGAAGGGCAGACAGTATGGGGCGACTACACCAAGATCATGTGGGAGGAGTTCAATCTAGGTTCACCTAAACAGATCAACAAACGGTTAGACAGACTAGGCTGGAAGCCAACAGTTAAAACCAAGTCAGGGGAAAGCTACAAGGTCTGCCCTGAGAACCTTGCCACGATCCCTGACGATGCACCACAGGCAGTTAAAGGTCTCAAGGCATGGAAGGTACTGGAGACACGTTGGAAGCTGGCTCAGGAGTGGTTAGAGAAATCACAGGGCGATGGTAGGGTACACGGCACAGTGATCACTACAGGGGCTGTCACACACCGTGCAGCACACCGTGGTCCTAACATGGCTAACATCCCGTCTGTACCTCACGGCAAGGTCGGTATCCTGTGGAAGATGGACGGTATGTACGCAGCTGAGTGTCGTCAGGTATTCAAGGTTCCTGAGGGTAAGCTGTTAGTCGGTACGGATGCAGCAGGTATTCAGCTACGGGTGCTTGCCCACTACATGAACGATCCTGTGTAT